GAAAATTAACGAGGTATAAAATGAATAATATAAAACAGGTAATCAAGGATTCCGGTTACAGAAAGAACTGGATCGCTGAACAGATTGGGGTTAAACCATCACATATCAGTATGTGGATTAGTGGCGAAAGAATCGCCTCTAAACCTCGTATTCGTGCTATGTGTAAAATTCTTAAATGCAAGGTAGCTGATTTGTTTCCAACGGGAGTTAATAATGGATAAACAAGCTAAAGCATGGGGAGAACTATTTAAACAAGCAATTCCTGAATCGCCACTAAAAGAGGCTTTTCGGAAATGGAATGAAACAACAAAGATAATAAAGGAGCGTAAGCAGGGTGTTAGAAAATATTAAAGATGCAGAAAATTATATAGAGGCTTGTGTCGTTGTGGATGAAATAGAAAAATCTTTTAATTCTTGGCTGTATAGTAAAGATCATGCAGACATGGTTAAAAAATATAAAGATGTAAGTATGAGCATAGTATTATATTCTTTTTTAAGAGGGGTTTTAAGGATGGGGTTTAGCCTATATCAAGGGGATATAGATAAGTTGAAAAGGATGGTTGATTATATTTATTTAGATATGACAGATAAGTTAGAAGATCATGCAGAATCATAGAGATCAGATAATAGAAAGGTCTAAAAACTTTGACAACATGAAGACTTTAGACGAAATATTGGAACACGGTAGTATAAAAAATATAATGAAATTTATAAAAAAAAGAGAATTATATAAATATGAAAAACTTGGATATATTCCGTGTTATAATATTGGTAATAAAAAGGGATATAAGGTAAACGAAGTGGCTAAATGGATAAAAGATCAATTGATAGTTGCTTATAACGGTAGCAACATATTAACCAAATTTAATGTAACGGTAAATACTTCAAAGAAGCCCATAAGTATTCCACACGAATTGACAAATCATAATGGAGATTTGTATGAATATAGCATAATCCCTTCATGTGTATATTTTTTAATAGATGCAGGACAAATCGTGTATGTTGGTCAATCTACCAACTTGGCATCGAGGTTAATTCAACATAGAAACAATAAAGAGTTTAACAGAATTTTATATATGCCTATTGAAAATAATAGATTAGATGAAGTGGAAAGATTTTTTATAGAAACACTTGAGCCTAAATACAACGCAGAACAATTTATTGCTAATAAATCTTATAGATATAAAGGACTTGGATATAAACTTATTAATAAAGTTTTATATAGAGAAAAATCAAACGGAGTTTTAGATAAAATACTATAAAAAGGAGAAACAGGATGAAAATACAAGACATACAAGAAAAGTATAATTTAAGCAAAGAGCCGAATGTGGATTTTTGGCATCACCAACAATCTGGTAAATGGATATTAACACATGATGCTTGTGAGAAAATAGCAAACCAAGAGGGGATTGTTTTCGTTAACAGAGAGGTGGATAATAGTGAGGATGATCTTGTTAGATATTGGATTACTATGTCTATGCAAGATGAAGATGGTGAAACAATAACCGTATCATCAGTTGGGGAAGCCGATAGCAAGAATTGTTATTCAAGCTACAAGGCTTGTATGGCTGAAAAAAGAGGTATAGATCGCTGCATTTTAAAATTGATCCGTGCCTATCAGTATGGAATATCGTCAGAAGTAGAAGCAGATGATTTTAAAAAACCCGATTCTTATACTGTAACAGAAGATCAGAAAAAAAGGTATCAAGAGCTATTGAAATCTGGTGCATACGAAGGTGATATTCAGAAAATGAATAAGTGGTGGAAGGGTTTTAGTACGAAGGAACAAGCTGAAAGTGGCTTGAAGGTAATGAAAAATCACGTTGACAAAGTGTTGACTTAATAGGAGAATAATAAAATGGCATTTGATAAAACAAACACAGCAATCGTTTTCGTAGAAGATGGATTGTTTAATAAAGATGGCGTAGAAGCACTTGGTAAAAAGCCAGTAATTGTAGTAAAGGCTAATATTGATGGTGTTGAAAAGGAAATTAGCTTGTGGTTTTCAAAAGATAAAGAAACAGGTCAGTATAAACTTACCTCTCAAGGCAATAAAATGCTAACAGGCAAGGTATCTGATCCGTATCAAGGTGATGGTTTTGCACAGCAAAATGCAACACCACCACCCCTTTTTGAAGAAAGCGATGAAGACCTCTCGTTTTAAACTACAAGTCGATGTAGGGGGAGAAATCAAGTGGGCGGATGCGGATAAGGTGTTCGCTCACTTGATGGAACGCTATACTAAAACTATTCCCAACGGTGAAAAGCCACAGCCTTATAAAGAAAAGGTTGAGAATTTCTTCGCAACTATTGATGTAGAATGGTTACAGGCTCTGCGAAAAGCATATCCAAACGTAGATATTGATACTGAACTTAATAAGGCTAAGATGTGGCTACTATCAAATTCACCGAGAAGAAACTTGAAAAAATTTACAAATAATTGGATGGCGAAAGCGATGGGACAGAAACAAAATATCCAAAAAGAAGCAGCACCGCTTTATAAAAAATATAAAGCACCCGTTTCGCCAGAGGATATATATGGAAAGAAACTAAAGAACCTCTAAGGAGAAAATAATGCACCCAAGAAAACAACTAATAGAAGATGGAATAATAAACGAAGATAAGCAAATTAGTCGCCTCTTTATAGCAAGATTTTACGATGAGCAGTTAGTAAAATTTGACAAGATTGGCGTTGGCGGTCAAACGGAGAATAGCATAATAGTTACACCGGAACTTATTGCCATAACTGAAAAGAGAAGAGATCAATTACGACCACCCATTAAAAAGAAAACACAGCAACCACCAAAGGGAGAAAACAATGAGTGCTAAAGTATATTTATGTGATGGAAATTGTGGCAATGTTTACTACGATATAGATTTAAACTCAACCTGTAATGGTGATAGCTTTTGCAAGGAATGTATGTGTATATTCCTGATGGAAAATGAAACCTGTCAAGGACATAGCGAGTAATATCAAATTCGCAGATTATATGGTTGGTATATGCAACCACTATTGTAGAAATAAACCAAAGAAGGGTAATTTTTACGATTGGTTTGGCTACCTTGATGGCAGGTTTATAAAAAGAATGTGCGAAAAATGTGCTTTAAGGGAGCGTTGGGGTTATAATTATAAATCGGTAAAGGGTTATAAAAGATGGGTTGGTTAATATTTTTATGTGGTTGTTGGGTTGGGTGTGCTATAGGAATAATTATAGTATCACTATTTATAGATTAAGCAGGGTCGCTTCGATTCTTGATGATGAATACCGCAGGCAATTTCTTGCCATTCAAATAGCACCCTGCTTATAAATTAAAGGAGAATAATGGCTGAATTTAAAAAATACGAAGTAGAAATAGGCACTAACGGGCATATCAAATACAAGGGTAAGATAATAGCCATCCTTTCCGCATGGTGCAGATACGAAGATTTAGATGCAGATACTTTATATAACCAGATAATAAGGAGAAACAATGGAAAGTGAGTGCTGTGGTGCAAGATTGTTGAAATACGATAGAAACTGGGATGATGGTATATGTTCGGAGTGTAAGGAGCATAGTCCAGCCCACAAAGAAAAGGAGTTAACAGAATGAAGGATACTAGATTTTACTTTTTACTTGGCTGGTGTACTGCGATGCTATTCGCAGGGTTTATAATTGGCTGCACGGTAACACCACTTGAAGCAGGTGGCTCAGAATGTGGTAGCACGGAATGGAATCCCTGCTATGTGAAAATCGTAGAATGAGCCAAGCAGAACAGTTTAAAGAATTGATGGATTCTATTAAGTATGGAACAAATAAGGTCAGGAAAAAGATATGGAATCTTGCAGAGTATTATAATTATATGGCTGATTTTTTTGACTATATAGAACTGCCACACGATGCAGAAGAACATAGGGTATTGGCAAGGAAATGGGAAATGGAAAATATTGATTGAATTTATAATAAAAGGTAAGCCAAAGGCGTTAAAGCGTCACCGTTCAACCCGAACGGGGCGTATGTATGACCCATCGGCTAAAGATAAGAAGCAGATTTGGCTACAAATAGCAAAATTTAAGCCAAAAACACCCCTAGCGGGCGATATCATGCTCAAATTGATATTCACTATGCCTCGCCCCAAAAGTCATTTTAGGACAGGAAAATTTAAACACATCCTAAAAGATGGATATGAGCATATTATAAACCATACCTTCACTCCAGATTTAGATAATTTAGTCAAGCTAATATGCGATACCATTCAAGGAAAAGATAGATTTATAG